GAGAATCGTGATCCTGTTCTGGAAAAGCTTTGATTGGTTTGCCATACATGATTGACATGTTCTCATCAATCGGATCTAGCCTTGCAGCTTCTTCTGGCTCTTTTAAAACTTCGTCAATGTTTGGTATACGAATCGCTTCATACATTCTTTTGTAAGCTTCGTAAAGATCATGAAGTTGTGGAGCAGATCTTGCCATCTCAAGTATGGCTTGAGCTTGTGCAATCCTCTGGGCAGTGCTGAATATGTTTGGATCACTGACTGGTATGATGTCAATACGATCATTGAAATCCATCGCATAAACTTTTGAGGAAGCACCAGAAACTGCAAACTCAAAAGACTCTGGAAGGTACTCGGCATTCAGCTTCGCCAATAATTTAAATTCTTGTCCTTGTGAATAATGAAGACGTTTGTGAATTGCCGAGAACGATTTTGAACCTTGTTCGATCAGCGCAACAGTTGATCCGACAGGTGCATTCGGATTGACGTCACCAACATTGAGATCTGCTGTGCTAGCAAACCTTTGACCAGATTGTACGATGAAGCCAAGAAGATTAAAAAGAGCAGAGGATGGTTCTTTGAACGGCAGTGGCATGATTGCTTTGTTAACATCATCAACTGTCGCATCAAGATCAACAAACTCTCCTGGATTGACATCAATGTCGCCACCACTGACTCTGCCTTTTAATTTAAAGCCACCTTGCATGTTTGCAAATGCAGCAGAATCTAGCAAT